GTTATTGGACTCTCGATCGTTGCCATACTCTCGGTGTTAGCGTATTTTTTAATTCTAAGAGAACTATCATCGTCTCCGACTAACAGTGTATAGAAAGATCCTATAGGGCAGTTGTTCTCTTCGCTCCCTGGTAGGATGACGTGTGTATTGTAAAAGTATATGACGCTGCCTGCTTCGTCTGCAGTTAACTCGTGCCCGCTGTAAGGGCCAACATAGACTCGGTTATATCTGTTAAGATATCCAGTCCACGCGGAAGGTTGGTAAGAACCGTCAGCGAACGTGACACCAACATCAGCAGGAATTATCTCAGTTCTAGTGTAAGCAAAAGTACCTGCACCTTGAATACCCCAGTTACTGAATACTACTGTGTAGTACTTATCGTTGATAGTGTCATGCATAATCATATTTGCGCCAATGATATTTCTACCAATCGCGTGTTTTAGCGATTCAGCAAACGTAGTGTAGTATCTATTCTTTACGTTATCAAGATTCCCAAAACCGTTACCTTCATAATTCCATAGAGTTCCAAGTGGACTATCGCGGTTCGTCTGATCATATTCTACCTCTAACTCTGTGTTGTATATTCCACCAGCGCCTGCATTTCTCGCTATCGTAAGACCAGGGCCAACTGTATCAACGAGTGCGGTGTTTGCTTCGTTCGAAAATGCGAATGGCGTACCAAGAGTGTATCTAGAGTTAACTATTATGTGACTAGTGTTTGCAGTGATGTATTCGGCATCATTCACGAATGCGCTAACGTCTGATGGAATCGAGTTTGCAGTGATGTATTCAGCATCGTTTGTGAACGCGCTGATTTCCGTCGGGATCGAGTTTGCGGTAATAAATCCGGAGTCGTTTTCAAGTTCGCTCGTCAGTGTTACTACAGACGCATACAGTTCGTCAAAATTATCGTTTACTTTATCAAAGGATATTCGTAAAGGATCACCCGTTCCATCGTTCGCAGATGCCCCAATGTTTATAGTTTGCTTTGCCATTTGTTACCTCTTATATGGTGTCCGCTGTGATATCATTAGAGTCTGCAGTATACTTTGTGCTATCAACGGTCGTGACATAGTTTGTTGGATACGTTATTACTTCACTAAACGGATCTATTTCTGAGAAGTCTATAATATCGTCGCCTTCTTCTTCAAAAAATTCGTTCTTTGCGATAGGATCTACATCCTTAAGTTCCTGAAGAGTATTGATCGAGTCAGTCTTAATGTCATCAAAGTAAGTGTCGATATCTTCTCTGCCTGTTTCAAAACGCTCGTTAGAGTATTCGAACAGTTCACATTTTAGATCGTATACCTGAAGGGCGCCGGACTGATAGAAAACACTCTCGTGTTCTACGTGTGTTATCTTAAAGAATTTTCCGTTGAGAGGAAGATAGATAAGATCACCTTCTTTTGGTCTTACTATCGTGTTATCAACTCGTGTGACGTATCTTTCGAACGTTCTGTTAGCAACAGTGAAAGTTGCAGTGTCTCGAATCTGAAGACCAAACCTAGAGAGAAAGTCTCCTTCGCCTTCAAAACCGTCAACACTCTTAACATACATTTCCATGTTGTAAGCCGAGTTGAATGTTGAAAGATCGTCCTCGTTAAGAATGTTATCAACCGCTTGTAGGCTACGAGTAACATATATCATATCCAAGCCATAGATCTGTATTGATTCTATGACAAGATCTTCAATAAGCATCTGCTCATTGAAGTAGCTATAGTTCTGAAAGAAGACGTTAGTTGCCATGCGTTATCCGATGTAGTTGTAAACGAGAGGCTGAAGACCTGCTATAGCCTGTTCTTCCATCTCTTTTCGATCAGCCTTTGCTTCTGAAAGGATTTGTTCTCCATTAAACTGGACACCACCAATTAGCTGCATGTTCGTAAACTTCGTAAGGTTTAGACCCCACTGCTCTCTAACGAGGGCAGACGCATAGTTTTGCAACCAGCGATCTCCCCACACGTCGGAGTTATCTATAACATCGTAACCTTCAACAATGATGAATTCCCCAGGAACGAGAAGACCCTTCTTCACGTCAAGATACAGCCTATTGATATGACGGTTGTATCGTATCAACGGTTTACCAACGAGTATTTCTTGCATGAATTGAAGATATGATAGAGACATATAGTAGTTCTGAATGCTGTATCCAGTTATGTCTTCAAGGTTGTTAAGAACGAACTGATACTGCACGTTAAAGAACCCAGCACCCGTTGATATAGATGAGCTGAGGTCAAATATTCTAGTCACGCCTAGTAGGTTTTCAGGTACTTCTATGTAACCGTTATCAATGTCTGTCTGAGTAAGAGCGTGCTTAAGATATACGAGCTGGCTACCGTCATAGTGATAGTCTCTCCAGAAAGAGATCGCCTCATCTACTCTATCGTCAATTTGTTCGTCAGACACGTTGACTTGTATGACCGGTGCACCTATCTTACGAAGGATGTAGTCTTTAAATTCTTCTCTGGTATTCGGCTGTGCCATGTCTAGTGTACCCTATTTTTTGTTTTATTTATACAAGGTGTCACATCAACAGTTTTCAAGTATCGCATAATCATCTTCATAATAAGTTTTAAGTTTTTGAACGAAACTAGGATCAGAAAGGATCTCATCAACATACGGTTCAATGTATCTTTTATGCAGGTTATCATCCGTAGTGTTAAAATTAACTAGCGGCTCAGATATACCAAGATAGGATTGAACGAGGGTTTCAAAGTTCTTATTTAGAGGTATCCAAGTAAGATCCCCTATCCCTTGGACGAAATATGACGTGTTAAGATGGTGCAGGTCGTGTTTCTTTTCAAAGTTTTTCCAATCCTTTTCTTTGAACCAATCGCCGAGAACGCTATAGTCAAAATCGTTATATTGCAAATGATGAAACGCGATCTCTATCGTAGAACCCCTCCATCTCTTAATAGGATCTCGTATGACTGCGTATGCTCTATAGTCATAGATACCTTCTTGTATATAGTTTCCGTTCACCCAATCGTTTGATGCTCTAAGGTGGTGGCCTATCGTTTTAGATGCGTTCTTTGGAATGTCTATCCACATCTTTCGTTCACGATGGTTAAAATAGCAGTTGCCTGGAAAGTTCATAGACCAAAGTCTTTCCAAGCAGACTCGTGAACTGCGACATATTCTGGACCCTTAAAGTCTTCGTCTATAAGAGTGTAGTCGTGAAACTCAATATGGTCCGGTCTTAGTCTGCCGAGCTTAAAGCCAAGAGGCTCAAAAAACTTATAGCTATCTATCAGCATCCACTTTGTAAGTACGCATATGAAGCTGTATTCAAATTGGACTACGCGAACCTTACCACTCTTAAAAGTGTCGTAGAAGCCATGGAAGACCTTTCCCTCTGCGCCTTCAGTATCTATCTTAAGATAGTCGATGACGTCTATACCGCGGCTCTGCACATACTGATCTCCTGTAAAGGCTAGACCGGTTAGTAGAACGCTGTCGTCGAGTCGTATATCGGTTACGATCGTGCTAAGCGAGTCGTAGGTAGTCTTGTGTTTCATTGGAACCTGACCTGCCTCATCGAGTAAGCCAAAACTGTTTGGGTACATTTTATTATCTATCGGTATGTTATCTAAAAGACGACGATACGTATGAGGGACTATTTCGAACATGTGTATATCAGCGTTAGGATGATAGCCGCGAGCCATATTAGTCCACTCGCCAATGTTAGCGCCTACGTCAAAGATAGTGTTGAATTTTCCAGCGAATCTTTCTTGGATCCACGTTTCGCCATGTTCACGAAACTCCTGCATAGCGTATCTTCTATCGTATGTGTCGTTCTCAATCATCTAAACACCTTCCCATTTCTGTAGTTATCCGGTATGACAGTGACGCCTTCATCCTTCTTTTCTTTGATTTCTGTAAGAGGAATGTCTTCACTCTCTTTTTGCTCAACCCTATAAAAAGTGCTGCCTTTGTGGTCACAGACGATCGTAGTGTCAGCCCAGATAGTAAAGTCAAGATCTCTTGCTTTCTTGCAGAAGTATATGTCTTCCGATACGGTGTTAGCATGATCGAGCGCAGACTGATAGTAGAAGTGAGGATACTGCATAGTCCTAAATACCTCACCCTTCACGAGTGCGCAACCAAATCCACAGCCAGCGACCTCAACGAGACCGCGATATGGTGCTAAAGCCTCGTGTGGTATATTCGTCAGGCCGCCATTATCATCAACCATATAGACCTCAAGAGTATGCGTGTTTGGTATTCTTTGTATATAGAGCCCAGTCACAACATCCTTGTCTGCGGTTATCATTTTACGAAGAGCGTCCTTTGGTAGAACGATGTCAGAGTCTACTGACAAGAGGTAGTCGTATCTCTTAGCCCATTCACCAATAAGGTTTCTTATCTGATCTATTTGATAGCCATAAAAGAATTGGAGCTCTACCTCGTATCCTTCAGGAACATCGAGGTCATAGATCGACTTAAACGTTTCTGGCTCAATGTATCTATTCGTAGGTACTGCGCATAGTATCTTCTTCACTCTATCATCCTTCTTTTTGTAAGAGCGAAAAGCGTTTACATTCTGCTCTTCGCCGTTAACTTTATAGTCATTTAGTGGGTTCACGTCGTTGTACACGCATACGATCTCTCGATTGCAATATATCTTTTCCGAGTCAACTCTTTCTATCAGTTCATAGAACAGCGGGTTGTCTGCGCCCGATTTCATCCATTTTCCATCGGTCTTAAACGCGTCACCGTTAAGATTGTCAAAGTGAACGCCTAGACAGGTTCTCAGATGCGTATACGGGATCTTCCAGTTGAAAAGGTAGTCTCTATAGGATTTGTTCTTACGAACTTCTAGAGGATACTCCTGAGCTACAAGAGGTATGTCGTCAGCTGCGCTCCACATGGAGCCATAGGTGAACTCATAACCTTGGTTGTATAGATCGTTGTAGTGATGGAATATAGTGTTGTTATTTATCAGCCAATCGTCGCCATCCAATAGTACTACAATATCATCTTCTTTGCAGAACATTTCAATCGCATCTAATTGATTAAGAATACAACCTCTGTTTTCTTCATTAGTCAAAACCTTGTAATTCTTTTGGATATTTTCCGGTAATGATTTGATTGTGTTTAGAGCAGTATCTAGACTATTATCAGTTGAAGCATCATTGATTAGAACATGTAGATAGTTATCATAGTCCTGAGATGCAACTGATCTTATATGTTTCTCTAGGTAATCCTTTGAATTCCAAAATGGCGATATCACAACAATGCGGCGCTGATCTCCAAAGGATCTAAACTCGTTATGAACTGGCATCGTGTTCGTTCTGCCAAAGATGCGTGCAACTTTATCGTTGATACGAGTCACTCTACGATACTCGCCAACAGAAAGAAACTCTCCCATGATCGAGTAGAAGAACTGCTTCCACTGAAGAGCGACGGTGTCCCACCCAGCAACGTCTTTTACAACATCACAGTAGTTTTGTTTCTGTTGGTGTAGGTATGGAGTTGAATACGCTTCAAGGAACTTGTTAACATATTTTTGAACCTGTTGTTCTTTATTGATATGAGGAAAGAGATTGTTTGGTTCAATCGCGTAGTTGATGAGGTAGCACGCCTGTTCAACAGCCGTTTCTTCAAGAGCACCAAAACGAGTTGTGACGAGAGGTGTTTTGTAGAGAAGAGACTCAAGAGTGCTTATACCAAAAGTTTCAGGAAACGCTCCTGGGTATAGCATCATCGATGCGTTCGCAAGTATCTCTGCTATCTCTTGCTGTTTGATAACACCAGTGAATGTAACTCCAAGATCCTTAAGTTCCTGACTCTTTGCGAGTTGTGCTACAGTGTTTTCCTGCTCGTCTGGTGCAGCACCTTCACGAAAGCGGTAGTAACCACCTATGATCGTAAGGCGAGCTTCTGGGATCCTTTTCTTTATCTCTGGCCATATGTCTTCTACGAGCGGTATCATACCCTTGGTAGCTGAAGAGTTATAGACGAAGTGGTTCGGATCCTTCTTACTCAGATCGACTTCAGGGATGTGACATACAGCTCCGTTACGAGTTTGAAAGATCTTTTTCTTAAGGACTTCGAAGTTTCTCTTTGGGCCGTGAGTCGAGTTGAGTATGTAAGTCGTGTGCCAGTCAGATAGAGTAAAGATATGATCTATCTTTCCATCCATGACGAGCTGTTCCATTATCTCGTCACCCTCTATGAAGGTGTCATGAAGCCAGAGTATCTTCTTACAGTTTGCCCTGTGAATAAAGGGATAGTCGTTGTTTGCAAACGGAAGTATGCTTCTTGAGGAGATTACAACATCGTAATCTTCCTTGTGAGCTTTTGACTTCGTGTTGTCTATGTAACGAACGCCGTCATAGACTCCAGGTTTTGAATGAGACGCATCAATGCAGTTATTGAAAACTGTAACGTCGAAACCTATAGCGGCCAGTTCCTTTGACATATATATGACGGCCGACTCGGATCCGCCTAGACCTTGCTTCTTTAGAGTGTCACCGTCATAGCATAGACCAAGCTTGTCTATAATCGCAATCTTCATAATATAGTATCCTCATAGTGTAAAACAAAGCTGTTATGTTGGATTATTTGTAGGTCCGTAAATAGGCCATACTATATTATACGGATCTTCTTGATTTGTAATATTCCTTAGTTCTTGAATATATTTATCAAGTTCTTCAATGTTGTCTGTAGTTTCTAGACCCAGCCTGATTTCACTAAAGTATCGGTTTACACGCCAATCAACACTCGCAATTGTCCCATCCCTAAGTTCTCTTATCTTATTCCACGCCCGAGCAATTTTAGTTGTTTCGTCTATTACTTCAACTACCCAGTTATCGCCATCCCATCTTAAGACATCGTCACCACTCACTATAGGCGGTTCTTCTACTAAAATATACCCAGCGTCTAGTATCTCTTCTTCTGTAAAAGACGATTTATCGGTTCTCGTAGAGCCGTCCGATAACCTAATCCTGTTTGGTAATTCATTTGGGTATTGTTTTTTATATGAATATAGCATCATCGTTTCTCCAAATTTACAATTTAGTTATGGTTACGGAACCGTGGCTAGCAGAAGTCTGCGCGGTGTACACGTAGGTTGCAGCCGATGAGAAACTTCCACCGCCTCCACCATTTCCCATATCGTTACAAGAACATGTATTGAGGCCGCCGCCACCGCCGCCGGAATAACCACCACCTCCACCGCCAGCGTAACTATTTCCTGAGCCTCCGCCTCCACCAAAACCCCCATTACCAGAGCCATGGCCAGTTCCGCCGGAAAATCCGTTTGCGTATGGTTGCGCGGCTTGAGGCTGCCCATCAGTTTCGCCGCTAGTGAGAATGCCTGCGCCTCCAGCTCCTCCTTGCACGCATGATCCAACCTGACGAAATCCGCCGTTACCGTTAGTTCCACCTAATCCGCCTGTAGTTCCGCTACCTTTATTTCCGCTAGTTGAATCCGGCGCGTTTCTTAGTGTAGGGTCTCTATTAGAACTGTTATTAGAACCACCTCCACCGCCGCCGGCAGCAAGAAGACATGTCCCAGTTTCTGTAAACACAAATGAGCTACCGCCGCCACCGCCATCCAAACCGCAGCTGCTTGTACCTAATCCAAGACCTTGCTGACCAACGATAATTTGAATCTTTTGACCTTTTGTTAGCGAAAATGTAGAAACCATTCTTGCACCGAAACCAGGAGTTCCAAATGTACCTTGACCAATACCCCCTGAAGCACCTATTGCAGATATTTCATAGTTACCTGCATCCGGTACTGTCCAAAGTTGGTATCCCTCAGTCACTACGTTAAAATACGCCGTGTCAGTTAACCACGGGTTCGCGCTCGTATTATATCCTGCTATACAATTTGCTAAGGTAGGCCCAAATCTTCCTGTTATGCCTACATTCGTAAACGTAAAAGAACTAAAATCGTATAATGCTTGTGGTTCTGGGTTTCCTATTGAAGTATCGGTAACTGTAAAATTTTCTGATGTTCCAATTAATTCGCTATTATATCTAATAGTTATATTGAATACTTCCGTGCCTTCTGTGAGCAAATCTGCGGATATTTCTATCTGCTGGATTTTAAAATAGTCAGAAGTGACGCTAAAATTTCCACTTAATATATCAAAATCCGTCGGTGTTATAGCATTACCTGATACAAGATTTAGTTCCCAAGAAACGGTCTCTCCTATATCTATACCAGATACATATATAGTTGCAACTAACGTATCGCCTTCGTTAAAAGAAATTCCACTTAACTCAACACGAGAAGAAACTCGCGTGTTAGGCCATGAGTTTTTTAACTTCCCATTATATTGATCAAAGGTATCAAATAAACCGCTTGCAGCATCAAGTCCAGTTTGCGTTTCCTTACCAATTATTCCACCATTTTTAGTCATATATACACCTTATAGTAAAGTTATTTCAACTTTTCCTTGGTTGCTATTAAAACCAGCCGTATTAATCTGATTTGCTCCATTGTTATAAGAACCGGCGCCTCCACCAGCAGGCGTCGCATTACTTCCGTTACCGCCCGTGTAACCACCACCGCCACCGCCAGCACCCTGTGAGCACCACTCACCGCCACCTCCGCCGCCAAAGCCACCAACATCATTTACACCGGCGCCTGAAGCAGTACATGTTCCGGCAACTCCACCGTAAAATCCATTCGCGGGGCTTTTTCCACCTGAGTTTGCACCACCTTGACCAGAAGCACCGTCAGAACTGAAACCAGCACCGCCAGCGCCTCCGGTTGCGCCGCTATTGTTTCCACCTTCTCCTATAAAAGGTACGGGGAAAGTTGCGCCAGGAGTAGCAGATGTAGTACTGTTTCCAGCACCACCATTATTAGTCCGTTGACCTCCGCCTCCACCGCCTGCTATTATTAATATGTCGCTTTCAGTAAATCCCGTTTCTTTTAACACAAAAGAACCACCGCCCCCGCCGCCGGATTGTCCTGTAGACGTTCCTCCGACCTGCCCAACAACTATTCTTAATTTTGAGCCCGCTTCTAGATCAAAGTCTCCTTCTATCTTGGCACCAAAACCACCGGATCCGGAACCAGTCTGGCCTGCGAAGCCGCCTTGTGCTCCATAAGCAACTATTTTATACGTACCGCTTGCAGGAACTGTCCAGAGCTGAATGCTGTCTGTTGAGTTAAAAAATAGAGTATCGTTAAGCCAATCGTTTTCAACTGTATTATAATTACTTAAAAGAGTTGCGAGTGATGGTCCCAATCTTCCAGATACTATACCACCGCTCGTAAACGTAAAAGTCGTGAAACTGTATAGTGAACCGTTAGATCCTATTAGCGGCAAGTTATCGAATCTATTTCCGCCTACGGTGCCTATATAGTTTTGGTTCTTAAGATAAAACCCCATTAAGAGATTTCCTCATAAGAACAGATAGCTTCTAATCTGGTGTTTGTGCTCGCAGAAAGTCTAATACTGTCGTTTTCTTCTAGATATATAGAAGTGTCTTTAGAAATAAGAACTAGAGTAGAATCTGCAGGAACTGAGATTGTAAACGCAAGACGAAAAGACGAACTTTGATTCTTAAAAAGGTCAGCTGTTATGTCTGCGACGTCAGTTCCGTTTATGTTTGATACAACTAAAGAGTTGATTTTGAATATCTTTCCCGACCCAGATGAATTCGTTACTATAGCTGTTTGTGTAGTAGAAACAGCCTGACCAGCAACCTTACCTAAAATCGTTGATACGTTTACTATGTTTGGATTTGCCATGTTTTTTCCTTACCCAAAAACTATTGCCATTGCGATTGCTTTGCCAGTCGTAACACCAGCACCTTGCGATCCGGTAAAACCAGCACCTTGCGATCCGGTGAAACCAACCTCACCTCTAAAAGTACTTCCTTGAGACAAAAATGAGCTTAGTGGTACAGACATAATTATTTACCCTCTATCTTCGTGTTTAGCTCTTTTATCGATTCAATCAAGAACCCAATAATTGCGCTGTAGTTTACAGACTTATAGTCGCCGTTGGTTACGATTTCAGGTATCACACTTTCAACTTGCTGCGCCGAGACACCAAAAGAAGTTCTGTCAGTTTCAGTCCACTTGAACCTAATGCCATCGAGCTTCATTACGATTTTAAGAGCATCTTCTATCGTATTTATTTCCGTTTTAAGTCTAATATCAGATAGAGAGTTTATCTCTGTAGCTGATAACGTGCCATTACTAGCATCAAAATAGAGCCTGCTCGTTGTAACCTTTGCTGTTTGGTTTGATCCGGACGCGCCTACCATGACTGGGTATAGGGTATTAGTTGCAGTGTCATCCGAAGCGTTTATAGTTGTGCTAGGACCTACTGAGCCAGTAAATCCAGTAACCCCTAGTGAGCCAGTAAAGCCTGTTACTCCTCGCGATCCGGTGAAGCCTATAGAACCAGTAAAGCCTATAGAACCAGTAAAGCCTATAGAACCAGTAAAGCCTGTTACTCCTCGCGATCCGGCGAAGCCTACTGCGCCTTGAGATCCAGTAAATCCAGCACCTTGCGATCCGGTGAAACCAACCTCACCTCTAAAAG